CAGAAGCTGCTTGTGAATAGAATGAGTTAGCTGATTGATATGGGTAGTTTGCTACCTCTGTAGTCATCCATGCTTCTCTAACAGCATAAAAGTTATCAGGAAGTCTAGCTTGAAAGTCTTCAACAAAAAGAATCTCATCAGTGATTACATAAGTTGTTCTTCCTAACTTCTTTAGAGCTTTATCTAAATAGGTAGGAAATAAAAGATCATCTACAGCAGCGGTATCAAAATAGCTTTTCAGCTCTTCTTTAACAGTTGAGTAAACAGGTTCTGGACTTACGAAAGCATATTTATAGTAGTAGCTCATAATTTATTATTTTTTCCACTCTTGGTATATATGTTGGTACTTATCGTTGGTCTTTAAGTAATGTGATAATAATCTTGATGTGAGTCTTGAAGGTTTGAAATACCAAAGGTCAGAATTCTTAAAGCGTGCTGCTTGTTTAAACCACATCCATCCAAAGAAATATCCTTCTGTGTGATAATTGAAATTGTAGATAACCTTTCCTTTCTCTTTAGTCTTTTGCCAGTCGATAGGTAAGTTAATAAACTCTTTTCCATCTATGCCTTTCATCTTTCTTCTTTTCTTCTTATTGATAGAGAACTCTCCAAAACCATAAGGTAGTCTTGCTTTTTCACCAGTCTCTAATATGTATTCTTTGAAGAATTCATTATATGTATATATAATGTTTCTCCATTCATCATATGTAAGTTTAATAGATGGATGATTTTTACAAAATAAATTATAATTATCTTTACTAGAAGATCGCCAGTCTACTTTTACACGCATTAATTAGTTGATTTTGAATTTGGAGCTTGTCCATCTATCCCTTCTTGACTTATGTCTGTCTTAATATATTTCCAATTAAAAGAAAATGCAGATTTTCTTTTTCCAGATATTACATTAAGTATATATTTTTTAAAATTTTTAAAATTTTTATTTATATATAATGTAGAATGTATGTCTCTAAGAGATTCCCACTCTTTAATAAAATGATTATTTTGCATACTATCTTATATTAGGAGATTTTGGATCTTGTCCATCAATACCATTTACTGACAAATCTTGAGGTATGCTAAAATAAGTAGATAGTAGTTTTTTAGATGTTAACTCAAGGACTTGTTGTTCTAAGTATCCAGGAAGAGGAAACTCTTTGTCTAAAGGATTTTGACATAATTGTTCCACTGTGTATTCAGGAGCACCACATCCACATTCTGGATACATGATTTCATTATCTACATCTTCTTCAAAGAAAGCTACAAATCTAATTGCTTTAAGAAGTGGATTACTTACATATAAATATCCATTAGATATCCAGAAGTATTCTTCTTTTTTAATTACAGGAAGTTTTAATAGATTAATATATCTATTAACTGTAATTTCTTTTAGCTTTCTTCCTTTTCCACTCATTGCATTAATAGAATAAACTCCTTGTATAACATATTGATAGTTTCCTTCAGATATACGTGGGAGTTTAAATTTAGTTCTAGCTATAGAACAAGGATCTACATAGTTACAACATTCAGAAATAGATACCTCTATCATCTCCAAACAAGGAATAGTAGTAAACAATGTATCAGTAGCCCAAAGCTTTCTAAGATTTGTTTCTCTTTTGATTAATAATAAAGAGTTGTTTCTTATTTCAGATGCAATTGCACGATCTGTTATAAGTGAATCTGTAGAAAGTATCTTGTGGACACTTCTAACATCTGATACTAATTTTCTTAATGTTGCCATAATTTATATTCTTTCTTCGAACTCACAGATCTTCCCTACAATTGGGTCATATACAAGAGCTAATGCAGCTCTAACTGAGTGGACAAAATTATTATCTAGGTGCCATCTATCTGTTCCAGATAAGCTAGGCATTTGTTGTATTCTTACTCCTTTAAGTTCTTTAGCCATATAGTGATGTTTATCACCTGTATGAACTTCTCTATATTTAGCATTACCAAATGCTTGGCTATATTGAGGATGTGTTGCAAATAATAAAGGAAGATCATCTATTTTGCAATTACCATGGTGCCATCCTATGAATGTATTACCAATAGTAAGTCCTTTTATTGTAGTGTGTGCTCTATCAAAATCTACATCAAAGTAGTCTTTGAAATACACATCTAGTGCATGTGCTAAGTAGAATGATTTAGTTCTGTCATGATTACCTTGTACAAGTACCACCTTTACATCATTTGCATTCTGTCTCAACATATTGATTGTATCTACAAGAACTGCAAAGCCTAATTCATATTCATCTGCATAATCTATTATAGTGTCCTGTGGGGTACCATTTGTAGTTTGATGTTGGTAGTTATCGGTGTGGAAGAAATCATTCGATATAGGAAGGATAACAGTGTCTATATTGTAATTAGCTCTCACCTTATGTATCAAAGATTGTGCTACATTGAAATATCTGAGTGCTCTACTTCCAGGATCATTATCTCCATCTACATGTTTCTTAGCTAAATGGAAATCAGAAATAGATATCTCTACATCTACATGTTCTTTAGTGAGATTAGTTTTTGGTTTAACAACAGTTATATTGTTTGGTTTGTAGTTTTCTAAAAACTTAGCAAAGTCTTCAGGGGTGTAGTCTTGTGCTTCTTTTCTTTTACTAAAGATGGAAGATGTAAAGTTTCCACTTGGTAACATCTTAGACCAGTAGTTGGTAATGATGTATTTGTCTAAATTTATTTTGTGCAATGCTGCTAATTCAATATCATCCTTTGGATCAAAGTCACTAGTGATAGTGCTTTCTATTGTACCCTTCTCAACATTCACCTTACGTAATTCTTCTTTATAACTAGGAGATAGTTCAATTGGTAAATCATCTTTCTCTCTAAGTTCTTTTAAAAGTTCATTCACTTCATTTTCACTTATCCCTAATCTCTCTGCATAGAACTTTTTACTTTTCTTTTGCTTTAACAACTCTTCTAACTTGAATAATAAATCTTGATTCTCAATCATATTTAGTTTAGTTTACTTAAAATTAGGGTAAAGATAAAAATACTTTTCATACTATCCAAATAAATTTAACCAAATATGTTATTCTTTATAATCAAAAAGGTTATAAACCAAAAACCTCCCAAGAATATATTGAGAGGAAATCTAAGAAAACCAACAAACTCAGATTTTTTATAGTAGTAATGTTGTAGTAGTAGTTGTTGTTGGAATAGTACCACTAATATCAAACTCACATGTTAACTCAAATGCAGAAATTATACTAGGTTCTAAACTATTAAATGTACTTATGTATCCTTTAAATCCATCTTTAAATACTATTCTTGGAGATATTGCTTGAGGAATTACTGTAGTAATTAGTGTTTGAGTTTCAATTATAGTTGTTATATCATATGGACTTCCTAAAGTTTTTCTAACTAAATTAGATCCACTAAATGTAAATAAATATAAACCACCATTTTGAAAATCAATATCACTAGAATTACCAGTAGAAGTAAATATCAATGTTGCACCAATTATGTCCCAAGGAGAAACTAATTCATATCTTGCTGTAATACTATTTCCAAGCAATATCATAATTAAACCATCACTACTAAATTTAACTGCTGTTAAACTATCTCCTGTAATTACTACATATTCTAATGTAGAAGAATCAAAAATCATTGTAGTAATATCCCAAGCAGTACCTAAAGTATATTTTTGTAGCAATCCTTTATCTTTTCCAGCTGTAAATAATTTAGTACCATCTTCTGAAAAGGTATGCCCTGCTGTAAAGTTTTCAAGTGGTGATCCATAAGATGTTGTTAAGTTTGACGTAACTGCTGGAGTACTAAACCATTGATTAGGCGAATTAGAAGACTGTAACTCTCCAGTTTTAATGATAGAGGATACATCCCATGGAGTTGCTAAATCATATGATATAATTGGATCATATATACCTGTAGGATTTCCTCCTGCTAAACCATTATTATGTTGTGTAAAAAATACTTTAGTTCCATTAGGATAAAAAGAAGCATAATTATTTACTCTTAATCCAGACTCTAGTGCTGTATTTCCTGATTTATAATATGTTTCTCCAGCATATATTGTTTGGGGAATACATATAGTTGTTGTTGTTGTAGTGGTTAATTGTTCTACATATCCATCTAAATCACATTCAGCTAATCTTAATGTTATATCTACAGAATTAATACAATCTCCTGTAGATGTAATTCTAACAATAGTTGCACCATCTGGAACCTCTGTTGAATACCCTGCTTCTAATGTAGCTTTACCAACTCCTGTTTCAAAAGGAATAGCATAATCTAAATTAGAATATAGATCAAATGAACCTGTATCAGATCCAGCAGTTGTTAATGTTAATAGTACTGTCATTTGGTTTTATTTTTATATTATTGTACCCAATCTATGCCACCTTCTCCTCCTATAGATGCTGTATTAGAGAATGTACAAAGTACATTCCAATCATATATTCCTGCTGGAAGGGTGAATGAAGTAGAGTATTGATTTATGCCATTATCATATGGTGTTACAGCATCTACATATCTACTTGTTATTTCCACATCAATATTACCTATACTTATGCTAGTATCTACAGCACCATCACCAGGTCCTGTAGGTAAAAATGCGTAAGCTCTAAAAGTAACAGGGTCCCCTATTATTTCAACAGTCCCACTTAAGCTAATTATATCTCCAGGAGAAATACCATAAGCAATAGGAGGATAATCACCAGTAAGCTATTCTACAGAGTTAATTGGAGGTAATGTAGTAGAGGTTGTTGTAGTTATACCTGTAGGTAAATCTGCAAAATTATTACATAAACTATTAACAGATTGTACTTTAATTGTTGTTGTACCATCAGGAACTAAATCAGATGGATAACCTGCTTCTAATTCTGCTTTAGTTACTCCTATAGCAAATGCTATTGTATATTCATTTGCATCTGAAAATAGATTGAATGGTCCTGTATCTGCACCTGCTGTTGTTAATGTTATTATTACTGTCATAATTATTTGGTTTTTATTATATTAATTATATACTCTTATTTCTATTGAATCTGATTGCCCTTCTGAATCTATATAGATACCAGTGCCATTATTAAAAGTCATCCATACACTGTTAGAATCCTTTCTTAATAAACCGCCATATCCTGTAGAACCATTTAAACCATCATGTGTATAAAAGCATACGGTTTTACCTGCAGGAAACGCACCATTTAAAGTTCCTATATAATTACCAGCACTGTCTCTAGTCCAAACAACTATTCCTCCTAATGTATTTTCTAATACTGTAGGTTCAGGAACTTCTTGTCCAGTTTGTGATAACAAAGCTGTGTACACTTTATATAATCTTGCAGGTATATCATCTAGTGTAGCTAGTGTTTTTGTTTCTGAACCAATATGTTTTGGTAGTCTTAATAATAAAGATTCACTTGGATTACTAGCAACAGATTCTGGATTCTCATATAATACTGTTTTTGAATAAGATTGACTATTAATAGATGAACTAAAATGTATAGCCCCTAACTCATAATTATTTAATCCACTACTGTATCCTACTGTACCTAAATATAAACCTGATTCATTAGATATTATATTTATATTTCCAGGATATACTTGAGTACTAGCAACTACATTAACCCCATCATTATATTCTAATAATATATTTTGATTTAAGGCTTGATTATTTTCATCTAATACTTGTTGTAAAGATAGAGGAGTTGTAGGTGAAGGTAAATCACCTATAGGTAATACTGTACCATCATCCAATAAAATATTAGTTCCATCTCCGCCAATCTTTACAAATGAATCTGCAATTATTGGTAAAGTGGTAAGATTATCCATCTCTGTAACTCTCTGTAATGTAGGAACAGCATATATAGCATCTAGCTTCTCTATAACTTCTGTAAGTAAGTCATTTGTATTAACTCCTAAGTTTGGAAGATTGGGACCAGCATAGTAAACATCATCTGTAGAGATACAAGGATCACTACAGTTGCAAGCTTTTCTTTGTGGAGTAGGTGGGTAAGACATATATTATTATGCTGGGATATAGATAAGATAATAAACTGCAAGTCCTGGTTGAACATTTGAATGTTTCTCACCTTGTCCTTGTGGTAATATTGTTAATGTTGTTGTAGCAGATAAAGTTGCAGATTGACAAGCTTGTATATTTGTAAAAAAGAAACCTGGTTCTGTTTGATTTTTATCTCCACCAGCAAATCTTACAGTATTATTATTATCACTATTATCTCCACCTGTTATTCCTAATATAGAATGAGTATGTGGGGGAATAGTGGTAATAGCTGTAGAACTAGCTGTAGAAGTAGTATGATTATGTGCTGGTATCTGTGCTAATGTTAATGTAGTAAAATTACTTCCTTGTATTCCTGTAGCTGGATCTTTGTATTCATATGTAGGATTATTATTAACACCTGGTTGTGTTTGTCCACTCATAGGCCATGTTGCTGTTGCCATATCTGTAGCACCTACAGCTACTCTTCCTCTCAAATCTGGAACACCTGGATTTCCTCCATTACATAAATATACATTAAGCCAATATCCATATCCTGCACCTGTTGAACTAAATCCATCACTAACTGTTGGATATCCAGATGCTGGTCCATAATAAGGAATGATACTATAAGGAAGCATTTTTGCACTAGCTAAATCTGTGCCACTTTCTCCACTCATGCACTCTGTAACTAAACTGCAAAGTTCAGTTTTTTTAACATATTGATTATCTACTTCTGTAATTAATTCTGTTAAGTTAGTATCAATAGTACAAAGTTTTGTTATAACTGCTTGTACAATAGCATGTGTATCAGAAGAAGCTGTAACTTCTGTCAAACAGTCAATTGTATAATCAGCATTTAATATAGCAAGTTCTGCTACAATAGCATCTATTTGTTCTTGTATATTACATACAGCTTGCACAAGAGCTTTTGATATATCTGCTATTGACATTTCTCCACATGTAGGAAGATATTGTTGTACTAATGTACATATATCTATACCACTTAGATCTATTTTTATTCCTGTTCCATTTAATGCAGAAACAAGGAATGTTGTTAGAGATTGTTCAATTACTGATAAAGGATCACCAGTGCTAATTCCTAATTCAGGAACATTTATTCCTGTATATTTGACACACTGATCTGAAATAGTTTCGGTGCATCCATTAAAACAATTTTGACAATTGGACATATTATATTTATTTTATATTGTTGTTGTTGTGGTTGTTGTTGGAATATAATTACATATGTCAATTGCTGTAATATATCCAGCTACTATTGTGACAATACTTATTTGATTAATAGTTTTGAAATATGTTGTTATATCACTAATGTTTGGTTGAAACCAATAATATCCATTATTAATTAAAGTACAATCAGTACCATTATTGTATCTATATACTAAAGTGTCTATATTTAAAGTATCATATTGCATGTCCCAATAATTAACTCCTGTTCCAGCAGTTTCAGGATTATCTCTATAATAATTAAAAGCATTACAAGCATCTTCTACGGATACATTATAGAAAATCCATTCAGGGTCTCCTGAATTATGACAAGAGGAAATTAAATTACCATTAGTTAAACCTTCTGGTCTTTGACATATAGTAGTAGTTGTAGTAGTGGTAGGTGAAGGACATAATCTTTGTAAATCCCAACCTGTTGTACCGCCTGCAGGACCTGTTATTCTAATAATAACATTATTGTTTATTGTATAATCTGATGGAGTGTATACCCACCATACAAATTGTTCATAACTACCTGTTAATGTTAAATCAATACCTGTTTCAGCTAAAAGTTCTAATTGTCTAGTTGGTATAGGTTGAATATTTTTATAAAAAATAGGAGGGTCTACATTATAATTAGTTTTTCCTATAAATTGATTTATATCATATGTTTGAAGAACAGTTGGTAAATTAGTTGGTGGCTCTCCATAAGCATCAAATGGGCCTGAATTACCATCTGATAACATTCCTGATGTAGATTTTTTAATATTATCATGTATTATTTCAATTTTATCAGGTACATTTCTAGCACTAAATTGAAATAATATTACTCCTCCTAAAGGATCTAATGGTATATTATATTCTGTAACACCACTTCCTCCTGAACTATAAGTTGTATTACATGGAATATTTGGTAAAGTGGTGGTAGTAGTTGTAGTAGTAAAAGAATCTATACAAACTGTACAATCATCCATACCAAATTGTGTAACTATTGCCATACTTCCAACATCATTAGTTCTTTGTATTATTTGCCAACATTCATTACTTTCACTACTTACTATAAGTCCTTGTGGTAATAATTCAGATCCATCATATGTAAGAATATAATATTCTGATGTATTACATTTAAGTACAATATAATTATATAATATTGTTGTAGTGGTAGTGGTAGTGGTATATGGAGGACAAGTAGTAGATGTTGATGTTGTAGATGTTGTAGGGGTTGGAGTAAAAATGGGTCTGATATTACAGCCTAATGTTAATCTTATCACTTTACTTACAATCTTATCCATACAGAAATCACTTAAATAGTCTGGATTACATTGTTTGTATGTAAGGATTCTTTTATACGCCAAAAGTTGAATCATTGCTCTTGCAGGAACAACTTGATTCAACATAAATACAACATTGTTGTATAGACCATTAGCATATTCTGCTAACTTACAATCTATTCTTTTTAATAAATTAGGAATGTCTGCACATTCAGGACAATTAGTTAGTCTCGGTGTTAACATATTTATTATTTTTTAGCTGCGCATGTAGCGCATAGTCCATTTTTTAATTGACATCCACATCCTACATTAGCTCCACATGAATTACATTGTGCCATGATTAATTAAAATTAATTTGATAGTTGTTACCTGAACAACCACAGTTAGATTTTAAAAAACTATTTAACATATTATCTGCTTGATTATATAATCTAGTTGCCTCATATTCAGCACAGTTATTACCTGCAGCAATTGATCCTTGTATAAAAAAGTTGATTGTGTTTAATGTAACGGTAGATTGTGTTTTAATTGCTCTATCACATTCCATTAAATCCAATTGAAGAAAAGCTCTATCAAACTTCTCTTGTATTCTTTCTGTACGCATTATTGTTCTTTCTACAAAGTTTAAATATGCTGGTGCAATAGAATAACGTAATCTATATATTCCATCAGGTAGAGGTTGTTCGCTACCCACTTCAGTAATCCCAAGATTTGCAGTGGTATATAAATTAAATGAATTTATATCAAATGGTAATGTTGTATCACCAAATCCAGGAACAGTTATCTTTATAGATGGGCTCTCAACATCTGGTGGATCTGTTGGATAGGTTGAAGCGTCCATCACTCCAAGTGTCAATGTACTATATGTAGGTACTACAATTATATCTAATTTTAAATCTGCCATGATTTTGTTTTTGAAGGTTAATAAAAAGGGGAGAGAGCGTTTGTTAACTCATCTCCCCTTGATACTAGGAATTTATTATTTTCTACTTATCCTTAAGGAATGTTAGTAGAAGATGTTGTTGTTGTACTAGGAGCAGCAGTTGATGTAGTAGTGGTTGTGATTACACAATCATTACCATCTGTAACAGTTCCTAAAGCAGCTTCTAAAATATCTTGGAAGTCACTAGTAAGATCATAACCACCTTGAGGGATAGCAATAATCACTGTAGAATCTTCTTGGATATAATCACCCCATTGGTAAGCAGACTTATCATATTCATTAAATTTGATATAGAATGAATTATAAGTTTTACCAGCAGAAACATAAGACTCAAAGTTCTCATTGTAACCATTCATTCTGTAAAGGTGTTTCAAGTAACCAGCTTGGTAGCTATAGAAGTTTTTCTCCAATTGGATAAATTCTGCAGCTTGTCCTGAAGCATAAGAAGAACGTTGAGTGATGACAGCATTAGCAACAATGTTACAAGAATCTGCAACAATGAAGTCAGCAGTAGTAGCTGGGCCAGCATATACAAAAGTTCTAAAAGTCATTCTGTCATATTCAAAAGGGAACGCAGCAACATCACATGGTTGTCCATATTGAGTTAAAGGTTTTCCTGTAATACGCAGAGTAGTTCCATCAAAATTTTCAAATGTGTAGAAGTTGTTCAAGCTAATGTTGTCAGGATTGATACCAGGAGCTTGTGCAGTTAATTTTGCAATGAATTGATTAATCAAATCATTTACATCAACATCAACACATGGATCATCACCACAATCACAACAAGGTGCTTGAATAGTTACTGAACGTGTAAATCCGTTGAAATAAAGAGTTCTAAGGTAAGAACTGTCAGCACGAAGTGTAAGTGTGATTGTATCACCACATTGTGCAGAGAAGTTAGTTACATCAGTAATTTGGTTTGCCGCAGTTGGGCATCCTGTTACTTTGTACCATTCAGTTACATTACTTCCTGTACCAGCATTGTTTTTACCTGATATCTTATCAGATCTTTTAGAACCTTGAAGGTAAGTGTTTTCTCTTCCTTGTGCAATGTAGAAATAAGGAGAAGCAGCAATTGTACCTGAATTAACAGGAACATAGTTGTTGCTAAAAATGCCCACAATACCTGCAGTAAGGTCTTGTGTTGAACTCGTACCAGAGCTAGGGATCGTTGCTTGCCCTACTGGAACCACGAATAACGTGGTTAATGAAAAATCAGCCATTGTTTATTTATTTAAATTAATAGTTTATTCGTTTGTTTGTATTCTGAACTGTGCACTTTGTACTGCAGCAGAGTTTTCAGTATACATTGCTAGATTCTGAACTGTAAGATCTAGAAGTTCATCTTCTAAGTATGTTTCAAGCTCACAGTCTTGATCAAATGATGGATTACCATCTAACATTATATATCCTGTTTTATTAATATAAAGAGGATATCTCATATACATTATTTGTAGATTCTTAGGGGTAAAGGTACCATCAGTAAAAATTGAGATTTCATCCGATGCTAAGAAGTTAAATGTTTCTTGGTACTCAAATGAAGGTTTGTAATGCTCATTGTTTAATATGAATTGAAGATCACCATGTTTAGCAAGATCTCGGTTAATCCATATCTTTCTATCTTTACATCTACCTTTATCAGCTAATGCATAACTGTCAACATAAAACATATACTTAGGTTCAAGTAAATGAATGTTAGCAGCCCATTGATTCAAATCACGATCTTTTAATGTTAATGTTAAAGGTTGGTGATTATAATTCATTACTAAGCTTTGTAAATCTTCGTAACGCTTTTTAAAAGAATCCATTCCTAATCCACTAGTAACACTTATACCATCAATCTTTTGTTTTATCAACTTAATCTGAGCTTCGTTCAAAGCTAAAATCTTATCTTCTAATTGAATCTGTTGGTGCTCATTAGTTGATAGTTTATTTAGTCTTTGATCTACTTTATATAATAAACTATCTACTGGGATCATATGCTTTTATATTTTTAAAACTAGCCCCTTAAACAGAAGCTAGTTTTTTAGTTTTTAATTTACCTTCTAATATCAACAACTCATCTTGGTTATCATCATCAGCTAAGAATCTAACTAAGTCATCTTCATCTTTTGCCACTTCATATTCACCTTCATATATCTTACCATTAGGTTTGATTCTATATACTGAATGTGCTGTTGCTTGTTTAACTAAATCTTTAATATGGAGTAAGTCATCTTTCATATTAGCAAATCTATTGAACACTTCAACTGGATTTAATCCTAAATATTTTCCATTCTTAAATTCTGTTTGTTTCAATACGTTATCTACTTGATTGTAAACAACTTCTTCTTTGGTTTCTTCTGTTACTGGAAGTCCTAAAAGTCTTGCAACTTTCTTTTTCTTTTCAGGAGTCATTGAATCAAACATAACAATTGCTTTGTTAATCAATTGTTTTTTCTTGTATATAACTGCATTCTCAATCTCATCATCTACAACATAGAACTGTGTCTCTGCTGGATACTCACCTCTTTCCCAAGCTTGGTGACTTGATGCAATTGTTGGATGTACTCTTAACCATGAAAAGGCTATCTCTTGAAAAGGAACTGATAGATCAAAGAAGTTATCACCATCCATTAATTTAACAGATTGTACGTGAGTCTGGTCATCTGTAGAAGTTGATAGCCCATAGTTCCAGAATTGTGAACGAGGTCCTAAATCAATATCTCCTAAATCATACTCAAGCTTAGCCTTAAGTTTAGTAACTCTCTCAATTTCTAACTCTTTTTCTAGAGGATCTGAAATTCTTCTGATATATGAAGCAGTAGGATCTAATCCTGTTCTGTACTTACCATCTAATTCTTTGTAAGGATATTTGAATACTCCTGTTCCAGGGATTCTTGTCATTCCTTTTTGTGCTAGCCCACTGTCCATTGTTTGCAATTGCGAACTATTATACTCACGTTTGATCGTAGAGATTTTTCCAGTCTTACCCATAATGTAGTTAATTTAATTTATTTGGTTTATTTTAGTTGCGGATTCAGGACTCGAACCTGGCCATTGGGTTATGAGCCCGATATGCTACCAATTACACTAAACCGCCTTGCAGAGTGTTCCAATTGAATGGAATGCGACTGTGGACACCACAATCCATCACTCTAATTTGAGAAGCTTCCCCTCTAGGAGGGAGAGGAGGTGAGGGGATTCTTCTCGGAAAAAAGAGATGTATGCTGTTCTATAATGGGAAGCAATACAACTACTATTATTATTAGAATTGTGGGATTTCCTCAATCAACACAGTTCTTGATAAATCTTCAATAAATACATCACATCTGTCCTTCATCCAGATTTCGTATCCTGGGAATTTGTTAGCTGAACTCATACCTTGAGACTTAGCAAAACCTAAGTGGTGACGAGTACCATCAATATAACCCCAAGTCATAGAAGGAGCACCTTTCATTCTCACTTCTCTAATGTTATTTACCATAGAACCATCACCCATTGGAGAAACATCAAACACCATAAATACTGGAGTAGATTTTTTGTTTTGTCCAAACTCTAGGTTAGTTTGTGGTAAATCTAATTCTTTCAAGTGAATAAGTTCAACACGACCAGTCTCACGTGTAACCATTGCATCAAATGCAAAGTTGTAAGTGATATGTTGTCCTTCACCTTGCATGTATCTGTTTCCAGAATCTGCCATAAAAGTAAGACCTGAATTTAATGCATCAGTTTTCAAAGCTTGTTGGAATACATCGAATCCAGCTTCGTTAGTGTACATTTTAACTCGTCTGTCTTTAACATCCACTCTTCTGTAGAAAAGATCACCAAATACTGAACGAATCAAGTTAGCAGAGAATTCACCTCTGTTATATTGTACTAAGTTACCATTGTTACGCATTCTGTGGTAAACACCTGCAGATGTACGTTTAACTTCTTGTTTAGAACCGTTAGTTTTAACTGTACCTGGTTTAGCCCAGATCATACGTTTAACTTTCAATTCCAACATAGATTTACGCATCCAGAACTCAATGAACGGTTCCCATTTAACATCATTACGTGTAAGCGGTAATTGGTTACGTCTTTGGGGAGCATATACTAAAATGTCAAGAGGTTTACCTGAAGCATCAACCATCATTTTATCATCAGCCCATTCTGTAATTTTGTGCTCATATCCATATCCAGAACCTAAAGATTCGAACATTGTGATTTGCTCACCTAATCTTGGAAGACCTAATAAGTCTTGATCAAATTCTCCAATAGCTGCATCAACTAATTCAAGTTCGATACCATATTGTAAGAATAAAGGATTAACGAAATCGATAGTAGGATTGTCAGTCACAAGAGTGAATGAATACAAATATCCTGCATTCCAAGGCATAGGATCTTTGATCACGTAGAAACGTGGACCATATTGACGTGTACCTACAGAGATGATAGCGTTTTTAGAGAACTCATTAGTATCTAATACTAATTGGAATTCTTGACCATCAATACCTGTTTTTCCAGTTGCAATTAAATCTTGCGTAGAAGCAGGGATGTCAATAATTTTTGGGAATTTGTAAGGAACTGATACTTGCCATTTCCAGGCATCACTATTATTATCTATGTAATAAGGTGTGCTTTTGTTAATCATGTCAAGAAAGTCATTACTGTACAATGAACTCTGGGTATAAAGACTGATGATTTTTTTATCATAGTCCGCAGGCTCAGTAGAGTGAAAACTTTCCAAGTGATTCGAGTCTGTAAGTTTACCTACTGCACGCTTGTCCATAGACGCTACACGAGCATAAGTAAAACCAGTTAACCCAGGGATTGTTTGAACTGCCATTTTATTTGAATTTATTAATTATTAATTTGTTATTGAAACCACGATTTTGTATTAACACTACTTGTTCCTGTACCAGTGCTCTTAGCTTTGGTAACTTGTCTTGCAACTTCTCCAAACAGTTCGTTAGATTTCTTTGTAACGCCTGTTCTTTGTATAGTTGATAATGTAGGATCTTTTTCTAACATCTTTAAAAGAAGTCCCACCTTAACTTTCATTGCGTGGTTCTCAGGTCTTTTCATATCAAGAATAGCACGATCAAAGTCTGTAAGAGTTTCTCCTGATGGAGTTTTCCACTTATCTACTAATAAGAAGTCTTGTAGTTCTGTTGCTAATTTTGGATTGATAGGAATACCATCAAACTCTTTTGCTTTCACCTTATCATTTAAGATGGATTGCACATTGCTTATATATTGATTTCTGACTTGAGCTTTTTGTTGTAGCTCAGCTGCAGATTTAGCTTCTAATTCTTGTAACTTAGCTGCTTCTTTTTTAACCAACACCTTGTGATGTTTAGTTGCAACGCTTTCTAAGTCACCGTAGTTTTTAAGTCTTTCAACTTCTGTTTCTATATCTTCTGGATCAAACCCTTGATTAGTTAGAGCTTGTTTCATTATTCTAACTTGATTGGTCTCATCAGAAAGATCCATCTCAGCAAATCCAACAACAGTATTATATGTAGTGAAGTAATCTTTTGGATCAACTCCTTTTACAAATATGGCATCAAACGCTTCTTGATAATCTTCTCCAAATTGTCCTATGAAGTTTTGTACTATTTCACTAGCACCTTTTTTCTTCTCAGCATTGAATCTTTCTAAAAACTCTTCTGCTGTAGTTACTGGTTCTTGATCATCATCATCATCTTCAGATGTGAACACTCCTAGTTTATATAGATCATTAGCAAGAGCTGTGAACTGAGTTGTTTCTGGTTCATCAGATTCATCATCATTATCAACTGTTGCAGATTTTGCAACTTTTGATACTGGAGCGTCTTCCTCTTCATCATCAGGGTTATCACTTAAGAAATCAGAGATCATTGATTGACCTTCTAGTTTCTCTTCATCTGTTTTACCATCAACGCTCTTTGGAGGAACAATGTCCTTACCTTTTGGAACTTCTGGTTTAGCAGGTGCAGCAGGTGCATCAGCCTCATTGATAATAGGAGTTACATCTTCTGGATTAGAGGATGCTGTTTCAGGAGAAAACAAGTCATTTAATAGTTCTTGGTTACCCATTCCCATTTCCATAGTATCTTGGATACTAAAGTTTCCCATAGTTTCTAAATTGTCAGCCATATGTAGTTGTATTTGTGTTTGGTTTATTTAGTGTAAATGTATAATAAGAGTTTTGAATATCAAAGCATTATCAGCCAATGTGATTCAATTTTGTTGATAATATAGCATTAATATTTTTATCTCCCCCGAAGAGGAGAAGTTTTTTAACCTTTTTTGTTATTACGTCCTTTAGCATTTTCTATTTCTTCTATTGTAGAGAATCTCCATTTATAGTTATTATGTGTTTTTAAATTATATTTATTTCTACAAACAGCACTGATTTTAGAAGAACTAAAACCTAATTCTTTTTGCACTTGATAAGCAGAAGACCATGTATTGATAACTATGTCATCTTTTGTTAACTGAGTAACAGGTTTTGTTTGATTATTATCCCAGTTAAACTTTGCATTATTTTTTCTACCTTTTGATATATTTTCTCCTATTTCTATAATTTTTACTTTTTTAGTAAGTTGTCCTTTTATATATATTTGTTTTTTATCTTCTACTGAAAGATTTTTCATTTTTTCAGTTTGTATAATTCTTTTATGTTCTATCATTTCTTTTGTATAAGAAATCCTAGAACCGTCTATTATATTTAAACCTTGTTTTTTATCTTGTATTTTACTACAACTTGCACCTATCCAAATATCCTCTACATATTGTAAAATAATTTCTGGAATATCTTCTTGTAATATTTCAAAGCTAATATTTTTATTATCTAATTTATTATATAATGACTGTAATGGTTTATTACAATGTTTATTATTTATTAAACAATACTTATGGTGATATACTCTTTCTTTATAATTTATAGTACTTCCTATAATAAATTTATCACTTAAGTTTATTTTATAAATTAAACCTTTTTTATTTCTTTGTTTTATTTGCTCTATTGCTTGCATTTATCTTTGCTATTTTTTCATCATTTGCCATATTCTCTCTTTGCACTGCTAATTTTTCTTTTTCTATAGACATTTTATCACTAGCTTGTTTATTCTTAGATTGAATATCAGCCATTTTTAATCCATAGTCTTTAGAAGCTTTCTCTTGGTCATGAGCTAATCTACTCATCTCCATTACATCAGGAATAGCATTAGCATTAACATCTTCACTCTCAATATTACCATATCCAGTAGCAGCAATGATGGCAATCTTTTCTTTAGATAGTCTATCAAGTTCTTTTTGATAATCATCATGAGCAAGTTGTTCTTGATGTTGTTGTATAGCAAACTGTTGTTGAGCTTGAGCTTGTTGCTCTTGAGCTTGTTGTTGTTGCTGTTGTAATTGCTGAGCTTGTTCTTGCTGTGCAATTTGTCTATCTCTAAGATCTTTGAATGTTTTCTTAAGATCTCTTTGTGATTTAGAACTGTATAGTTCAACAACATCATAAAGTGTGCCACCATTCTGTATAATAGCTTGAGACAATTGTCTAAGCTCATTAAACATTTGTGTATCTTCTGGTCTGTTAGTAAGGAACACTTTCAAATCTCTAAATCTAAGATCTGTTCCATTCACTTGTACAAATGCAGATTCTCCTTCAGATGTAATATATGATAGAGTGGATTGTGGTTTAGATGATTCTACATATAAAGCAGCATCTATAATACTCTGATACAATTGACCCATTACATATTCATGAGCCACGAATAGAGGCTCTGTTTGAGAATAACTCTGTTGCATAGCAGTGTTTGTACCTGTAGCTGATTCAGAAGCAGAAACAGATCCCATACGTTGTTTAGACATACCTACAAGTTCCCAACACTCTTGTTTAATCTGCATAGCAAGATTATATCTAGATTGTATCTCCTGTGTACGTGTAAGGTCAAGAGCTGTAAATTGATTGAATGAGCTAGGGCTCTTCATGTTCTCTGGACTATCATCAATAAATACCACTCCTCTATTACGTGCTTCCATTTCCCATATGTCTAAGGCATCTTGTGCATCTCCATCTTTAGGAATAGGAATGTGTCTTAATGACATAAGCTGCACCTTACCAACTTCTTTCTCAAGTAGTTTGTAAAGTTGGTTCATACATACATTATATATTACTTGGAAAGGCTTCATGAGATCAACAAGAGATTTAGCCTCTGTATTCTTCACCTCATGCACAATGCCTATGATAGGACAGTAGTTTAATAACTTAAATGGTTTAATGTGATAAATGTCTGGACCAATCTTAGTTCCTTGGTACCATTGGTTAATCCATCCCCATTCTAATGATTCTTGTGTCGGAATAGTTCCTGATTTATACGATTCATCAACAAGCATTGATTGCTCGTTACCCATTTCATCTATATAAATCAACTTACCTATTTTCTTTTTAGATATCCAATAGCTTCTTACAACAACATATTTATATCCAAATGAACTTACATTATTAGTAAGACCTAAGAAATCTTTAAGTCCATCATTGTTCTCCTTCATCTCACTCTCTATCATCATTCTTGTTTGTAATACAAGAGGGTCAAATGTATCATAGTTTACAGAGTCAATACCTTCTGGAGCATTAGGATTACCAAGATTAGATTCACGTACATTGATTAGTCCATAATCTTGTAATGATGATCTGAGGTGATCTATTTCTTCTTTAGTAAGATCAGGAACAGATTCAATAATCTCAGATAGTTCCATAACTGTCACAGTACCAGCAGCATATGCACCTTGTGCTCTACCTGTTGGATCTGATATATATTTTCTATCTGGTGTAGATAGATACCAAGTATTTTTTGGATTAGCCACCTCTATGTTAAATCCTAACTTAGAGTTGTCTTCATATATATGATAGAACTCTCTAGCAGATATTAACATATCTCTAAATGCATCCTCACTCTTTTCTTTAAGATTGAATTCAGCTTTCTGACATGTAAGAACATGGTTAGCCCACTTCTCAGCTATGGATGTATAACTATCAAGTTGATCTTTAACTTGTTCCATAGTCATCTGATCTAGTTGCTCAGGATCAATTTCTTCTCCTTGCATTGCAGCTTTTGCAGTTAGTTGTTGCTTCACTTGATTGATTACATATTCTTGTAATGTATCGGTTTTGAACTGAAGTTCTTCTGCTTTACTATCATCATCAAAAGCTTTCACTCTGAATGTATCAGGTCTTTTTGATATCTCTCCTACTAACTCATTAATAGGTGTTGTTACAATAGAATAATGTTTTACATAAGCTGGAAGTTCTAGATCTGCTGTAAGTACATCTGTAAAGCTTCTCACCTCTGGTTCCTGATAGAAATCTTCCATACGCAGAATCCCCTTCATAAGATCATAGTTTTTTACAAACGTATCTCTATTCTTTATGTATTCAGCATAAGCCTTGTTGGAAAAATAATCCATGGTGTTCTTAATCCAGCTCTCATCTTGTTTCTCCTTCTCTGTCTTGAACTGATCAGGAAAGATGTTTAAGTAGGCATACCGTATGGTAGCGTCTTTTGTGTATCTAATTATCATAATTAATTTACTATATAGTTTAATAAAGAGTTATAAGTTTCTAATGTAATAGTATCTTTATATTTTTGTGCCAACTTTTTTAATTGTTTTTGTTTTTCTTTAATATAACAATCAGAAGCTTTTTCAATTGAATTAAAAATACCTATATATTTACTAACTTTATTTTCTTTTATATGTGTTACAAATTTATAATGGTGTTTATACACACCTAAAGGTAAATTTCTAGATGTATGAGGTTTTATAATAGAAAGATTTATTTCTTGTGGGATAAAACAACAAGTTGCTGGTGAATATAATTTATTTCCAGTAGTTAATAAATCTTTATCTAATTGGTAACCTTCAATATAATTTTCATCAAACCATTTTGCAAAGATTTGAAAATCTAACCATTCATCACAAATATAACAATCTTTGTATGAAGGATGTTTTAAATGTAAATTACTATCATTACATCTTTGATACATAGCTTTCCAAGCATTATATTGAATAGTATGTTTTCCGTTTATTCTGGACTTATATTCTTTATTTTTGTATTTATGTTCTGCCATGTTATCTAAACAATTTATTTTTTGGTGTGTTAAACATTGATCTGCTTTGTGTAAACAGAGTATTCTTTTTGTTCTTAGTGAACATTGATTGCATTCTTACATCTTGCTCTCCTCCTATTTTTCCCATTATGGGATCTAGTTTCATTGCTAGAGCTATTGCTAGTTCTGCTGCAATGATTCTATCAAAGTTGCCTGTCTCATTATATTGTATCATCTCCTCGAGGAGAACAGGATCAAATATTTTAGACATACCTTTTGTTTCAGATTTAATGTTTCCATCTTCATCTTTCTCTGTATGTATAACTTCTTCTGAATATTTTTTAAGGCAGCCATGTAAAAAGTCTCTAATTTTCTCAGAAGATCTATGTATTCCATAGTCTCTTCTTACGGTAGTGTTTGGAACTATTTCCTTTAACCAATCAGGTTGTCTTTCTAGGTAATGAGCATCTCCTTTAGCTATCATGTAATCTATAAAGGATATTTCGTCATTCTCACATAGAGCTCTTGCATTGTAATATTTAATCAGGTAGCGTGCTTGTTCTTCCCATGTTTCTTTCTTCTCTGGTCTAGCACAATAACTAGCTACAAACATATCTTGATACTTCTCTCCAGAAATAGCATGCATACGTTTGTATATATATACAGATCCTAATGAACTTGAATAAGCAGACTTTCCCTGTCTATAAGGGTCAATCCCTGCTACATATAATCCATAAGGAGGACTTTCAATTGGAAACTCATATATTACTACAGGAGCTTCTTTGTTATCACTATTCTTCAAAGGGAAGTTTGATATAGGCATTTTATCTGTAAACTCATGTTTAACTCCTTGTCCATCATCATAAAGAATAACAGGTGTTCCTGTTCTTTCTTGTGCTAGCAGTCTGGCTTTCTGACGTTTAGATGCTTCTATATCAAATATATTTGTGTCCTCATTCAAGAATATATCATCCACTTCTTGTGGGTAATACATCTTCTCTTTTAAATAAGCTAGTCTATCACCAGCTTTCTTTAATCTGTCAAGGTTATCATTTGTAATCTTATCTGCTTTCTCTAAATTAGAGACTAACATTTTTACATTGTGTAATTCAGAATCTGCAGGTTGTTCAAGGTAGGCTCCTAATGAGGATTCTTCTTTAGCTTCCATTCTGTACTTATGGGAAATAAATAGCCCATGTACTCTCTGATCATCTTTAGCGTTATTGTATGTAAGGAAGTTGAAATTTTCTACATCGAACATAAGAGACTTAGCATCCATAAAGTTCTGCATATCTCCTCCAGTACCTGTAAGGATAGGGCTACATCCCCACCCATATGGTGTAGTAAAACCTGGTGTTGCAGCTTGTAGTCCTCTAAGAAAACTTCCTTTACCAATCTCATCAATAATTAATTTTCTAGGTTTAGTACCTGCAATTGCTTCCTCGTTATTACCACCATCTAAGTTACGAATAAGGATCTGAGAAAAGGGGATTCGCTCTCCTGCTTTTGTCTTGATCCCTAAAGTAACTTGGTTTTTCCAATTGTCTTCTACTCTCTGCCATCTCCATGCTTCTGGTAAAAAGTTTAATCCTTTGTCAATCTTATCTGTGATAAGCTTTATATCGGGAGCATTCAATCCTGCTATAATGTTCTGGGAGTTCTCATCAAATGTAGCTCCCCAACCTATATAACTGCTCTCAATTACTGACTTAGCCAAACGACGAATGCCTAGTATAACCAGGCCTTTCTTTTCTATTTGTGCTCTATCTATTTCATTTGTAATAACCCATTCGTTATCACGTAGATATGGGTTAGCATATTTCTGTGATATTCTACCACGTTCATCTATAATGTCTACCTCTGTATTCCAGAAGTTTAAATGCCAATATAAAAAAGGATTGATATATACTCCTCCCATTGTACAACCATCCATACATAGTTGTTTATGGAAAGCATAGAATTCCTTATACTCTTCTGAGTCTTTTTGTGGAACTCTCTTCTGGTTGATAAACCAGTCTTTGTAATCAATACTTTGAAGGCCATCCATTACTTCCTACCCTTTAAGAAATCTTCAGCCATAGATCCAAGCTCAACACCACCTCTTACAGGCACCACCTTTGCTTCTTCTTTCTCACGTAGTTTCTCAACTTGTTCTAAGAGAGCTAGGTAGTTCTTCATTGTCTCTTGTACAAACTTACCTTGAGCTTCAATGCTTGCAATCACCATAGGCATAGCTCCACCAGCTTTGGTTTCTTTCCATTTGATTCTATCCTCTAATGTATGTAAAGGATTAGCATCAACGTATTGTTTCCAAGACTTTAGTTGCTCTTCGCTCCAATCTAGCTCCGCTGTAATATATGTAGTTTTCTTTAATGCCATAGTTGTTTAGTTTTAACAAAATTATAATCTAAAAATTCTGCCATTGATTCTTCTTCTTCTTTATTTTCTTTAAAAGACTTTATTTTTTTTATTACTTTTAATAAATATAAGTATACATTTAAATAACTATTTTTTACTTTACCAGTAAAAGTTTTTTTATTTTCTAATATAGTTAAGGCTGCTTTAATTTGATTGCTAGAATATCCTACTTTTACATAACAAAAATTATCTTTAAATACAACATGTGTAGATTTATAGTTATTAGGATTGTTTAAAAATTGATCTTTAATATCTCTTTGATAGCATTTATTAATGTTATCTTGCATATCTCCATAACAAGCTCTTCTAAATGTTCCTAATGTTTTTCCATTAAAAATATATGGAACAGTTTTGTTTTCTTTTGTCCATGTAGTTTGATACCATGTATCAAATGAACTTGTATCCATATTCCATCTTAAATCTTGATCTTCCATAATGTAGTTGGTATTATATTAGTTATTAGTCTTCCTCCTCTTCGAACAATGTTCTCTCCAAATTCATGCCATCCTTTATTATCTCTTCCAATTCTTCTTCATCTATATGATCTCTATCCATATTCAAGCTTGCTTCATATTTCTGTAATGAGAATAGCAGTTCTTTGTCAGACACTCCCCATACATCTTGATAACCATCAAGAGCTGTTGCAAAATGTCTTCCTATATTATATGTAGGATGTGCTTTGTGTAGACGTTCTAACAGCTGTATAATTTTTCTATGATAGTTTGGTTTTGTCATAGCTTTCTATATTAAATTATTTATATCTTCATCAGAGAAGGACGTTTTATTATCTATAATACTACGTTTAGTGTTCTCTTCAAATGAACCAGTGTAATCCATCTCTATTTCCTCTTCTATAAACTCAATCATGTTCTCATCACCAGAGTCATCATGATCCATCATATATTCAGGTTTAATTGAAATCTTTATCATGTCTCTTGGTGCATCACCTTCTGCATTCTGTTCCCCTGATATATCAATGAAATCAGCTCCATTATCAAATAGATCTGTTAGGATTTGCATAAGAGGCTCTAAAGGAATTTTACGTATGTTCATATTGTAGGTAGTTCTGTGGCTTTCCATTTTTTTAATGGGCATTCACATGTTAAACATTTTGTTTTTGCTGAGAGTGTACATCCACATTCTGTGCAATGTGCATCTGGTCTCACTGATTTGTGCTTAGAAGAATGCTTATCACATTGTTCACATATAGCAGTTCTTGTTTGGCTTGTATATTCTATAAAAGCTTTATTTCTTTCTTCAGGGAGAAGATGATTCTTCCATCCTTCAATTACTTGTGATAGACTCATTTCATCTTTGGTTTTAATGTTTTGATATCCTTCAACACTGTAATCATTCTTTGTTCTGTAGCATATCTCTTTTTATCTGTAATAGATTCATCAGCTAATGTATTCTCATATGCTTGCTTCATAGCTAGAAGCTTATTGTAATGTGCTTCTGCTTTCTTTGTATTGAAAAAGAACTTACCAAACCCTGATATCTCAACAGTGTTATTTAAATTAAGAGCATCATTGGCAGAATCAAACTGATGTTGTACAACTTGATCAATCACCTTTTCAGAGACTACCAAACTAAGAGCCATCCTTTTAATGATGAACTCTTTCACAGACATTGTTGTTGGCTTATTCATGTGTAAGTGTTATTTCTAATGTTAAATCTTTAGTGAAATCAATAACAATAACTGGATTCACCTTCACCTTACCACCTTCCTTAATAAATATACCAACCTTCTTCAGCTTACTGATGATGTTGTTAATTGTAGGACTTGTTGTCTTGTGTAGTTTGCAGAACTCTTCCCTTACATTAGCATATGTAATGTTTCCTTTAATAGCTGTAAAAGATATAAGCTGTATTTCTCTATCAGTGAGATGAAGATTGTTTATAGCTGATAGAATAGAATAATACTTCTCAGCTAGTTGTATATCAGTTGGTACAACTTTCTTTAGTCTTTGTAATGTTACTGTTGGTTCCATAATTTAGTTTCATATTCTACATACAAAGATATATAATAAATACATATAATGAACATAATAAATAAATATTTTTATATCATAGCTATATTATGAATAATTTTATCTATTTAGCTATACAAATGATTAATTATTCTTATAGACAAACCCACCCACCCACCAAAGGTAAAACATATTTTGCATACCTACCAAACTTTTTTTCAAATTTTTTTTCAAAATTTTAGAACCCATTGTGTATGTGGATAGGTTGACCACTCCAACCCAAGACCCCCGCAACAATTTGAGTGGTTGGGGGTAGTCCCCCATTGAACGTAACACTCAACTAAAAACAGAACAGATTATGAAATCACCTAAAATTGTTAAGGCTAACTTCACGCCTGCAGGTAATGCTTACTTCGTT